CTTCTAAAAAGGTCTTCTCCGGGTTCGTCTTAAAACCCCAGTGACGCAACAAAGCGATCACAGAGGCAGCATGCACCTTTCGGACAACGATGTCATCTCCGTAGACCATGAAGTCCACGGAGGGTATTCCGCATCCGGATGCGATACATGCTGAAGCAAAGACGAGTGTCTCAAGTGGAAAGCAGAAACCGTTACCCATACTACAAAACTTCTTGAAAGGCTTAACGCTCTTCTCGAGTTTGTAGCTGTGCGATCTGGTCCGGTCAAATAACCGGAACCAGTCGTCTGGGACTAGATAACGCACAAGTTCAGTAGACACAGAGTCCGAAGCGGACTTCATGTCAATCGTCACAAATGCGTCGTCAGTATCCTCGAGTGACCCCAGACGGGCCATCTCTTGGTTTAGTCCTTGCTCCTTCAGATTGATACCGACCTTCAACAAGCGCGAACGCATGTCTAGGTCGATGCCTTTCTGAACGAAGCCATTAAGTAACGGTTCAACTGCGATTGTACGATTGGTTTTCGCAGTTTTCGGTACGAAGCTTATGTTATTGTTCTCGACCACATGGATTCTTTTGAGATAGGCTTCAAATGCCAATTCCTCATCATAGCAGACGTAATCACCCACTCGTGGAAGCAGTTGCTCCCACATGTGAAAGTTTTGTCGTACTGCAGCGTATCCATGATGGAGAGCGCCTGGTGTGACAGTCCAGCGTTCAGCAAATATCTTCGCTGAATAGCTGGTAGCATCACCGTGCACACCAACACTTGCGCCCGGGCCAAAGTCCGCCTTTTGGAAAATAGAACGATAGTTCGGACGGGATCCAATTACGGATCTTATCCAAAATCTCGCCTTCCTGCCCTCAAGTTTAAACCGGTCTCGCGACCGATCCATATTAAGGAGCCTGAACTTACGATTAATTAATTCACACCTCTTTTCAGAGGAAGCAAACGCTTTAACCGCGTTGTCCATCGGCTTAAGATCAAGTAGATCTTTGGGCCAAGGATATTTCTTAATGAGCAGAGCAAACTGATTCGCGACAAAATGCTCAGTCGCGTCGGTGTACTTCTGTACCGACAAAGAATCAGCCGATTTATACAGCTCCAAGAAGTTCCTCGCGCGAAGTGAATCGGCGAGAGGCTTCAAGAAACTGTACTGGTCGTGGAACCGAAGAAGACGGGCTAGCAGGGTTAGGTAAACCTTAGTTTGGTTCCGTCGAAGCTGAAGTTGAATTCTCTTCAACAATAGCTGCCTTTTGGGATGCATCACGTATCCTTTTAGATGCGCTGAGAACGAAATCGTTCATCAGCACGACAACGACAACCGTGGCAATACAAAATGCCACGATGACACTCAAGTTTCTCATATCGAGCTCCCAGGGTCGCCTTAGAAGGCGACTTGCGGAGTTTTGACGTGAGTCTTGAAGGTCGCTG